CCGGAAGCAAACGGGATGCGGCCAGCCGTGTAGTTCGTGTCCTGCGCGAAGTGGAACTTGCCACTGCTGAGGACCATGCCGTTGCCAGCGGTGTAGGAACCGGCTTGGGAGAACTTAACGAACGGAACCGGAGTCGTCCCAAGCGTGCCACCAGAATCTGCCGTACAGACCCAGCCAGAGTCTGCATTCGCCGTGCCAGTCTCGATGAACGTAAACGCACCAACCAGCTCGTCCCAAGTGTTGGCATCCAGCGAACGAGTCATCGCGGAACCAGTGCCGTTCCAGATGTAGATGCCGTTCTGCTGCGACAGGCTCTGATCCTTCACCAAGATGCGAGTGGTGCCGCTGGTGAAGGTTGCCGGATCAATGCCGTCGATCAGCCCAGATCCGGGTGCGCTTAGGTTGATGTCAGCCGTGGACGCCACTAAGCAACTTGCCTTGACGTCTAGACCCTGAGCCACCGAGTCAACATAACCCTTGGTAGCCAGCGTGGATCCGGACGATCCAGAGGTGACGTTTCCGCTGTTGATGATGTTGAACCCAGCTATATCCAGATCCGCAGTCAGAGCGCCAAATCCGGTCAACGAGATCGAGGACTTGGCAGTGGCTGCAGGATTGTTGGACGCATCACCGACATAGAACTGACCCGTAGCCAACGCCAGCCGAGCCAAAGGCAGCAGACCGCTGGTGATGTTTGCAGCGTTCGTTGTGTCGGTCGTCGCAGACGCGGCCAGACCAGAAACAGAGCCAACAGGAATCGAAGCAGACCACTTCGGCTTCGTGTTGGTTCCGTCGTAGGTGAGGATGTATCCATCCGTTCCAACACCTAGCTTTGCAGTCGTAGCAAGACCGCTCTGGTAGAGAAGCTCTCCAGCAGCACCTCCAGCGACATTTGTTGCAGTCGTAGCGGTCGTCGCTGTCGTGGCGTTTCCAGACAGGCTGGCCGTGATAGTTCCGGCGGAGAAGTTACCAGATGCGTCACGCGCTACTATCTTGCTGGCAGTGTTGGCGTCAGTGGCGTCAACCGCAAACGTGCGAGCAACAGATCCATCAAATGTCCCACCGGACGTCAGATAACTGCCAGCGGTTAGGGCGTTAGCTACAAAACCAGATCCACCCGTGATGTTCCCACTAATCTGAGAACCGGAAATAGACGAAGATGTGTCGAGCACCGTGCGGACAGCAGCGCCATCCCACCACTTAAGGACTTTTGATCCAGTCGTGTCGGTCCAGAAGTATCCGATATCGCCACCAGATGACAGCGTCGGGTTCCCGGTGCCGATGTTATAGACCTTGAAGTCTTGAACCTCGTTCTTGTTGAGCGTGATGGAGTTTAGAAACGGAACTGCCATAGTGTCTTAGAAGTTGAGGTAAGCGATTCCGGTACAAGCACCGGGAAAGTGAACGTGCACAGTGTTTGCGGACGGATATTCGACCTCGGCCCAACCAGCGCGATTCAGGATCTGATCAATCACCCACACTGTCGGATAGGCGTTGAGGTTGTGGTTGATCACCCACGGGTTGGCGCTGACCGACTGCGTGTGAGTGTAGGTCGTCGCTCCGATGGTGCTGCGCTGCTGAGTAGCCGTGGCATCGTCTAGGATGGCCTTCCCCTGCGGAGTGATGTCACCACCTAGCTTGGTCGTGTTGACCACACCCGGCTGGATCGTGGTCGAGTTGCTGTTGGCCGATGCTGCTACGTCACCGGTCAGAGCCGCACGCTCGAAGGACACCTGACCAGCCGTATCCCAGTTTGCGACAACCGTGGTCGAGTCGCCAACCACCCGCTCCAGCGTCAGCGTCCCATTGGCAGACTTGACCAAATACTCCGCGTTAACCGGGGCACCAGCAGCCGAGACGAGGTTGTACAGGTCCGAGAAGTTGTCGTTGCACTTGATGAAGGCATCACGCAACGGATCTCCCGTTCCATCATTGGGTACTGTCCCGACGTCGATTGGCTGCTGTGCCATACCTCAGTATTTCTTGCTGAACTTAGTGTTTGTCGGTGAGAAGCCGACCTGCAACTTGGTTCCCCCGCATTTCACGCGCACCTCCGGGTTGTCACGCTCCACCTCACGCAAGAACTGCGAGTCTTTCCAGCACTCGTAGCCTAGCTTCGCCCCCCAGTGATGGTAGAGCGTGGGGTCAATACGCATCCGCAAGCGACCAATGCCGTCGATGCTGCGGAGATCCTGTTGGCTGTCCTTGGCGATGCGCTTCTGGTGCACCTCTGCTTGCACAAGATCCGCGTGGTAGCCAGTAGCCAATTCCTTAACCACATCCTGACGCAGTTGCGCCGGGAGTCCTTCGAGTACGTTGTCTAGTATGGGTGATTGCATGATAGAAAAAAGGGGAGCACCCACCGATATGGCAGATGCTCCCCGTTGAGTGATTGATTACGACGCGCCAGCGAACATGCCGAAGCCACCGGGGTTCTTCACCACGAGACCAGCAATGGCCTGCACGAGACGGATGGGACCGCCGCCAGCGTCAGGGAGATCCTTGACCTCGGGGAGCTTGCAATACCGGATCTCGGTCATGTCCATGGGGATGACGTAGCCACGGTAGGCCTCAGCAGCCAGCGTGGTGGTGCTCTTACCACCAATGAAGGTGGTGGGGTGCAGAATCAGACGACCGAAGTCACCCTCGAACACGTCGATGGAGGACGCGAACGTCGAGCTGGACAGCTCCTGATTGAACGTGCGGACACTGGTAGCAGCGATGCTGTTCGTGTTGGCAACCTGCGTAGCAGCGGCGCTGGTCAGGTTCGTGAAAGCACGCTTCAGGGTCGTGCCGAGGATGCAGTCGTAGTCACGATACACGCCAGTCTTGGAGTAGATGGCGGTGAGGACGTTCTGCACGGTGCTCTCAGCGAAGTTCGCCGAGGTGACAGAGCTGATGGCGTTGGTAGCCGCAGTGCCGGGGGTCACGCCGCCAGCAGGAGCGAAGGCGGAACCGGAGGCAAGAGCACCAATGTTGGAGCTGTTGGTGCCGAGGAGCCAGTTACCGAGTGAGCCGGTCTGGTAGGCAGTGGAGGAGCCGTTGTCCTGCTGCGCCGCTTGGTTGGTGCAGAGGAAGGTGCTCTCGAGATCCCTTTTGATTTCAACAAGAAGCTTTGCGATGGAGTAAGAAATCTCGGATGCAGCACCGGCAACGTTCTGGGTTTCGGCGATGAAACCGACCCGAGCGTTACGGCGGAAAGCCTGAGCGTAGTTGGTAACGCGCAGACGATTGGCCGACTCGTTCGTGTAGCTGGTGACGTCAGTGCCGTCGATCACGCCACCGAGCTGAGGGGCGGAGTAATCATCCACCTGCCAGCTCATGATGACGTTCCCGAGGTCCTTGCCCTTGGGAGCCATGGACACGAATGGAGTGCTCTTCGCGTCAACGTTTGCGATGTAGTCGGCCAATTCCTCGCGGACGCCGACCTGATTGTTTACACCAAGATATGCCATAGTATTAGGTTTTTAGAAGTGTGTGTTGAAGCAACCGCGACAGATCAGCAGTGCTCCCACTTTGGTTGAACGCCTTCTTGGCAGACCTCGCCGCATCGTTGGCCTTGTCAGACTTGATTGGACTCGCCTTTGGAGCCGCAGGCTGCTTCGGGGCCACCTTCACAGGAGCCTTCGCAACCTTCGCGCTCTTCTCGCGTTCCATTCGAGCCTTCCGACCTTCGATGAAGTCACCGATTGCAATCTGGTAGTCAGGGAACGACGCAAGCTGAGGCATCTGCCGCAACACCTGCTGCGCTTCCGAATACGTCGGATTGCTACGGTCCTTCCACCAAGGGTACGCACTCTCCGCAACTGGCCGCACTTGCTTGTAGGTGGCTAGGAATTGGTGCCGCGTCGGAATGTGAACATCCAAGGCATCCTCGACTCGTCGCCGAATCGCCTTGATCTCATCCGCGCTGTACTCTTTCCCGCCCACCTCACAGCCGTCAGCGTTGTCCTCGCACCATCTCTTCAACTCCCGGGCCTTGCGGTACTCATCGCTGAGTTTCGCCTCGTCCCAGATGTCGGAGAACGGATTGTCGGTCGTCGCTGCCGCCTGCGGTACTGCCGCCTGCTGCTCGAGTGCTTCCAGCTTCGTCCGCGCCTCATTCAGCTCCCGCTCCAAGGCTTCCGCTTTTGCTGCGGCTTCCTTTTTTTGGGCTACGAGCTTGTTGATGCGCTTCTGGACTCCAGCCGGTTCGTCCTCGGTAGCGTCTTCAGTCTGCTGAGTGGTTTCCTCCTAAGCGGGATCCTCCACGGGTGTCGCCTCCCCG